TAAGTCGTTGGATGATGGTGAGTATAGCAACAAAGCCCTAATGGATGATATTTTATATTACGGGGTGAGCAAGTTGCGCTCTTATCCAACCTTTGAATTTAATCTTCCCATCATGCACTCAAATGACAATGTACATGAAGAAAGCGATGTGGAAAGTTTGGACTTGAATAACGCCTATGCCATGTGCCTTTACCGAAATGGTTTGATTTCTTTTGAAATGTTTGATATGCTTGTCAACGCTTCAAAGGGCGTTCGCCTGCGTGTTTTAGGTATGTTGGCAAAGCGACAAAATATATGGGATGAAAGCCATGGGGGGGAAAATGACGAATGGACTATTTCTTACAAATCAAAATATCACGACTTATTCTTTTTTGCGCAGAACGAAGTGGCTAAAATGATGGCAAACTTAAAGCAAATTTTAACAGATAAATACTTCATATTCTTTTGGGTGGATGGTATTTATTATCGCAAATCCACACCGAAAAAAATTAAAAATGAAATGCTTGAATTTCTATCGGGCAGAGTTGTTAAAGCGTATAATTTTGACTATAAGTTTGAGAAAGTTCCATACTTGAAATACTACAAAGAAGGCACTAAGCGTTTGCTGTATTTAACCAAAGAAAATAGGCATGGCGAGCCAGAGCCAAAGTTGTATTCACTCTCTCGCGCATGGCTCAAAGAAGAAGCCGTTGAAGTCCTATAACATTCCTTTGACTATTGATGAAATTGAAGCCATGAAGAAAAACAACTCTCATGGCCTTTTTCGTTTGATTGAAGATTCTAGGTGGATGGGCATTGAGTATTTAACCCCAGATGGTGATGGGATGCACAAAATATACTTAATTCGTAGTTTCTATAATAGGCATAAACCCCAAAAGAGAATTGATGAAAACGGACAACTCAAATTGATATAATGGCATACATCATACAAAAAGAACAAAGGCAGAACGCCCGCCGTCTGGGGGTCATAATCGTAGCGAGCAAAGACCCAGACAAAAAGATTGATGTGTTCAAAGACGGAATCCGTGTGGCATCTATTGGCGCAAGGGGCATGATGGATTTCTATTTGTATCGCAAGGCCGAGCGTGCAGGCAAGTTTCCCAGAGGGTACGCCAATGAGCGTAAGCGCTTATATAAGATACGACATCAAGCAAATCGCCGCAAGTTTGGCACACCCAGTTTCTATGCAGACCAAATACTATGGACATGAAAAGAGTAGGTAGAAAAAGCGCAGCGCAGACCATAGCGCCAGCCACAGACAGATTTCGTGGTTCGTTGGTGAACCCAAAAGGCAGCGCAGCGAGCGCCCGTGGGAACATCGTGTTCAGCCCAGCGACAATCAAATCAATCAAGACCATCATAGAAAACTCAAAGGTATCATTGCCAACAGCCAAGGCAGTTGTACGCAGGGGCTTTGGTGCTTACTCGGTTTCCCACAGACCCAATGTGTCCAGAAGCGCTTGGGGGCTTGCCAGATTGAAGCAATTCATCAGAAAGTCAAAAGGGCTTCCCGTGAAGCAATCGTATGTCCAAGACGATGATTTGCTGTAATTGATTATATTTGCTCTATGGCAACCAAAAAACAAACTGCGTGTCTGACCAAGGAATTCAAGAAATTAAAGAAGAAAAAGTCCATGGCTCAAAAGCAGAAGGTCGCCATCGCTTTGAATGTTTGTAACATCACTCGTAAAAAATGAAAAGGCAATACGACAATATCGTTTTAACTGAACTGCCCGATAAGGCCAGAGTAATCTTGCGCCAGATGAAGCGTGATACAAAAGATTTCACCGACATGGCTGCAATGCGTGTTATCAGACCCAAGTTCAATCAAATTATTCAAACCATAAAAACCAAATACCCAAAAGCCATTCTTGCCAATCGTGGTAAACTGACAGACAAGTTTAGGGAAGCGGGTTTTTTATTACGGACAAAGCAGTTAAGTTCCGCTGCTCGCACTTTGAAGCAAGCCGACACCGCATCCAACCGAACCATCAATAGAAAGATTCGTGCTTTTAGGAATCGGGAAAAAGGTTACTCTGGAATTTTTGGCAATACCCCTTATTTTTGCGGTTAATCATGACAGAAAAAGTAAAGAAAGTTTCGGCAAATACGCTGCCAGTTTCGTTTGAGCAATTCAAGCGCAACCCAGTTGCCGCTGTGGCATTTTGTATGTTGGCGGCAGTAGGGTACTTATACTATGACCTTCGCAATGGCTACAAAGAGCAGATTGAAAAGTCAAACGCAAAAATAGAAGCGCTTGATTTGAAGATTGATAAATTGGGTTATGCGTTAAAGCGTTCTGATTCTGCTTTGAGCGCAGCAATCACAGAACTTCGCATCATCAATACAATGAAAAAATTATGAAGCACTTGTTAATCGTGATGCTTGCCATCATTCTCTGTGCTGATATTTTCGTTCCATTGGGTGCTACGAAAAGCCCCAACATAGACGAAATTGAAATGATGTTGAAAAAGGTTGAAAGCAACCTATCTGTGGCGGCGGGTGTAACCAGCGCAGCAAACAAAGCAGGCGAGCAAATGTTAAGCGAGAAAGTCGCTGAAAAGCAGGCGTTGAAAGAAGAAGTGTCTGCATCAAAAGAAAAGATAAGCGCCATGACTTCAACCATGTTATTCATGGGTGTAGATACATCGTTGGTAGGAATGGACACTACAACCATCGCTAATATGATGCGATTAAACGGAATTAAATAATATGAGTTTTGATAATCTAAAAAAGAACACGACAGCCATTGTCGCTATTTTAATACTTACACTTTCCTATGCGTTATTGTTTAGCATAGTATTCTGGGATTTCCCATCAGACCAAAAGGACATATACTTCACTATCGCAGGGGGTGTAACCAGCATTATCACTATGGTGTGCGGTTATTACTTTGGGGCTTCTAAAAATTCAAAAGATGAAATATAACAAATCTGTAATTAGCGAATTACTCGTATCAAAATCATACGCCTATTTTGAGAGTGGCGATTTTAACATCAATATAGTTGGCATCAGAAATTCATCTACTGGAAAGCGTGTAACAAATGCCTTTGATGATTTAATGACACTTTCATACAAAGAGAATGGCGTGTGGAAATACCATGAGTGGGCTTGCACCACAGACAATGGCGCAGGCACGGCCAGATTGGTAGAAGGGCAGTACATAGGTGCTTATATCATCCGAAAGCACCAAGGCAAATACGATGCTGTTTGTCAAGATAGGCCAGTAAAGGTATATCGTGATTATGTGGCCGATGGCGTGTATGACGAATCAAAAATCCAAGAAGGCGTGTTTGGCATAAACATTCACAAAGCGGGTGCTGATAGCATCCAAGTGAACGATTGGTCGCACGGATGCCAAGTGTTCAAAAGAGAGAAAGATTTCAATGAGTTTATGGCTATATGCAGAAAAGCAGAAGCCATTCACGGCAACCGATTTACTTATACTTTGATTCCGTCTTTTGGTCTGGATGCTCTTTTAAGTAGGGTGGCCTTGTAATTTCACCCACTTCTAAAATACCCGCTTCTTCGCAGATAGTGCAATCCCACAATTCTGCATCACCGACCCTATTTGGCAACCCCAGTTCGCCCCTATAATACTTTGCCTTTTCAAGCAAGTGTGCAAAACTTGTTAATAACTTTTGGTATCTGGCCACGGCTTCATCTCGTTCCACCATCGCTTTCATGAGTTTGTCGCTCATGACTAGGTTCTCATTTGACAGCATTTGATGGATTCTTTGCTGGGGTGAAGTTTCCATTTTTAACATCATGGCGTAAGTTATGTAAAATTAACCACGCCCGCACATATTCAACTTGGTACTTGCTGGTTTCCATATCTTCATACCTAAGTAGCATTAATTCTTCATCCATCTTTTCCAAGGCGGCTGTTGCGTAGTCGCGTGCGAGCGCCTGCGCCTGCCTGCGTGTGTAGAATAGTTTCTTCATATCTGTGTGTCTTTGTTTTGTGCTGTGCGCTTTGCCCTTGTACAGCGAATGGCTGCCGCTTCAATCTGTCGTCTGTGTGCGCCCATGCCTTTCTGTAATAAGTGGGTTTGAATGTCCTCAACTTGTTCTTCTGTCCAAGGTTCTTTTTGAATGGATGGCTTTGGCTGCCCTTCCCTAACTTTTTCAATCATGTACCGAGAAACCGAAATGCGCTTTG